TTTTAACACATCTTCTTCAAAATCATTTAAATTTAATTCACTTATGTAAGTCTTAAATTTTTTCATTAGCTTGTCGCTATTTTAAGCGCCTCTTCTTTTTCCTTCGGCATTTTTCCTTTGCCGTTAGTTTCAGAAAGTTTAATTAACTTGTCGACCTGCTGAATTGCACCATGAACAGCATTTAGATTACTTTTCATTTGTATCAATTCAGCGTCAACTTGTTTAATTCTTTGTGATAAGGCTTCAAAGTCTTTTACTAAGACTTCTCTTTCAGCTGTCAAATCATTTGTTTCTATAGACATAAAATATTCTCCTCGTTATTATATATTAAGCAACCACATAACCATTTCCACCAATTACATACCAATTTGAGTTTTTGAAAATACAAATTGCACTTTCGCCAGCTGCATTTAATGTAATAGTAGAACCACCTGCTAAGCTAGTAGGTGTGATAGTAATTGCGTTTGTACCAGATGTTGAAGTATTTAAAATAATCTTAACTTGTCCATCTGAACCATTAGCCAATCCACAAGAATGTGTAGCTGATGTTGCATTAATTTCAGTTACAGCTGTGGTTACATTAACTGCTGTAGTTGTTGAACCGTCTGCTGTGATTGATTGAGAAGTTTGTTTAAGACCTAGCCAACTTGGAATGTTGTTAAAAACATCTTCAGCTGCTACTTTTTTATTTACTGGAGTTCCACTTGGATCATCTACAATGTGAAACAAATCTGCTGATGCAAGGTTATCACCTAAATCGGTCAGCGCCGTTATTTTTTTATCTGCCATTTTTTTCTCCTTTTAACCCTCATTTGAGGGAATGCTACTCCGTGCATCTACACGGACCACTTTGTTAATATATTTATAAGAGGTGGCCAAACGGCCACCTCTTTGTTTTACTTAATTAATTAAGCAGGATTAGCTAAAACAACTAAACACTCGTAGTAAGTTCTTGAGCCTTTGATAAACTTCAAGTTCCAACCTTGGTGTGAAGCTGCGTCACTAGATAAATCAGAAGCATTGTAATTGTATAAACCAATTGTCATGCCTGTAATGAAATTATCTGCTGTAGCATCTTCGAACAAATCTGTTCTGTTTGCATCTGAAGGTGCTAATCCTAATTGATTGCCAGCCCATAACGGTGCGTTATCAGCCTGGTCTAATCTTCCCCAACTTGACATATTATTCTCTCCCTTTGTTAAAAAAATAGGTACTCACAGTTTTACTATAGTACCTATATTTATAAGGGAAAGTATTAGAAGCCTAGTTTTTTAAGTTCGGCGATTGTTTGATTAGCGTTTTTGAATGTGATTCCGATACCACCTCTTTGAGTAAACTCTTTGGTGTTTTTCTCGTAATCATCTATTAGAATGGCAGGTTGACCAGCTACTTTAGCATAGTCTTTCTTTTGACTTCTCATCACTAGATTGATTTTACTTCTATCAATGTTAGTGTTTGTCATAGCCCATTTTGTTTTGCCTGGAATGCAATTTGGGTCATGTGCGTGTTCTACATAAGCACTTAATATATGAGGTTTATACTTCTTAACAAAGTTGTATAATTTTTTACCCTCACTTAACCAAGGACCTTTTGACCAAAAATCTTTCTTTGCGATAATTGGATCCCAACGCTCTTTTCTACCTAGGTTTGTCCATTGATTAATAGACATACCAGTAGTTTGTTCAATGTTCTTTACGAAATCAAATAGAACACCGTCCATGTCTAGGTATATTCGTGGTAAGTTATTCATAGTGTTTGTCCTTTATCATTTATACTATATACTAACATATACCTAGCCCTTTGGCAACAGCTTTTTTAGACAAAATGTCGCATTTTTTTCGTTAGAAATCAACGATTTATTTGTTGTATTCGACCTCAGGCTCCATGTCCACTTTAGTTTTCTGTGATTTAATCATGGTTTTGCCTTTTTCTTCTTTAGCCGAATCAGTATCGCCTGGTTTTGCAAGAGTTGATTGGTCTTTTGATTCTTCAACTTCTTCTTCAGCCTTTAGATATTTTGATTCTTTTTTAATCTCATCTATTTTTTCAGCTGCGTTTGACCATACACTATGAATAGACCTGTAGAGGTCAAAGTTTTTAGCTGTCTGTTCAGACATTTTTGCTTTTTCTTCTTTGACACCACCTGTTTCATCTTTTACAGGATTGATGATTTCTTTTTCACCATCTGCATCTTTTTGTTTTTTATTCATAGGTTTAGCTCTAAAAGTATGTGTTTCAATTAACTTTGATACATCTTCTTTTAACTTTTCTATTTCAACTTCTTCGTTGGCTCTTTTTAATGCGTTCTTCACATCTGGATGGTCAGCTAAACCTGGTGAAACTTTGTTAATTGTTTTAACTGCACCAGAATAATTACCTTGTTTGTAACGAGGGTCGTTTAAAATTCCATATGCTTGTTTAATTTGAGCGCTAGTAAAATTACTTTTTTTAGCACCACCTTTTTGAGGTCCTGAACCTGGACCACCTTCACTCACTTCTTCTTTTTTATCATCTTTTTCAATTGACTTAGCAATATCATGTGCTTTAGTAATTGTAGATTTTTTCAAAGGTGGTTTATCACCTGTTTGTTTCATAGCCGCAGCCATACCTACAGCATACGGATTATCTACAGCTTCTTTTGTATCTTTCTTTTCATCTGAAGAATGACCAAAAGATTTGTGTACAAGTTTATCTAATTTTTTATGAAAGACATCAATATCTTTATCAGTTGCGTCTTCATTTTTTGCCTTGTACATTTTGTCTATTTTGTTAAAGAAATCTTTTTTCTCTTGTGGTGACATTGATGCAATGCCTTTACCACTTTTCTCTAATTCTTTCTTAAACATATCTTGGTAAGCGCTGTCGTTTAGGTCTTTTGATAAACCTTTTACTGCTTCTTCAACGCTACCTGCTTTTGTATTAAAGTAACTCATCTTATTCTCCTTTTACTTTGGCAGCTAAGTCTTTGTCAGCGCCTCCCCATGTTCCTGAGGATTTTGTTACGAATGAATTTACACGAGCTAAAGCCCATTGTACTTGTGTAGCGCCTGGTCGGTGTCCACCTCTCCATGCAGCCATACCTCTATCATATACTTGTTTCAATATAGAATAAGGCATACCACTTTTTTCTGCCTTATTCTTCACAGCTTCAATACTTTCATACAACTCTTTTGCTGGATGATTTGTATTTTCACCTAAAATATCTTTTACGATTTTTACATCTAAACCTAGTTCTTTTGCAATCTTAGCCGCTGATGCACCTTTTTTTCTCATTGCATCAATGTCAGACATACGGCCTTCTTCAACACTTTCTCTTAATTTAGAATAGTATTTCTTATCATATGCGTTTCTTTTTGAATAATCTGGTTCTGTGATATGACCTCTTTTCATATGTCTATCATAGATACCTTGCATATCTTTAATCTCAGACGGGGTACCAAACTTCTTCACTAACTCTAATGCGTTTAATGAATGTTCATTTTCGTCTTCGTTTCTTCTGTAATCTTTTTTATTAAACTCATCAATAGATTCTTCTTTCACTTCTTCTTTTTCTTTTTTCATTTTATCTCTTAGAATCTTATATGCAACACCAACCTTTAAAGGTATTTCACCTGTTTCTGGATTTGGTTCTGGTTTAACTGCTTTATTCTTTTCGTTTTCTAATTTAGTTTTTAACATTGCAATTTCATTATCTTTCTTTTCAATTTCTTTATCTTTACTTGCAACTTCTTTTTTATCTTCTTTATCTCTATCAGCTCTGATTTTTGCAATTTCTACACCATCAACTTCACCGTCTTTATCAGCATCTGTAGCTTCTTCTAATTCTTCTTTCACACCTAATTTTGCCAATCTAGTTTTTACCATTGCTCTGACATCTTTAGTTGGATTCTTTTTAGCTGTGTCATATAAATCATCTAATAATTCGTCATCAAATACAAACTTCAACACTTTATCTTCAGCGCCTTTAGCTGGTTGTGCCTTTGACATAAATGTTCTGTATTGCAATCTTGCTTTGTTATACTCAGCCGATGGTTGACCTGGATGCTTGATGATACCACCAATCATTGTACCCTCAGACATATAACCTGCTTTAAGTGGTCTAAGCTTATCTGCTGTGTAATTATGTTTTGAAATCAATCTACTTACTGCTAAGTCTGATACAAAAGGTATTTTTGCTTTAACTAATTTTTCTAAAGCACCTTTATCTTTATCAAATTTATTAAAGATTGCCATTAATTTATTTGCATTGTCAATAGAAATCTTTTGACCTTTCATAGGGTCATATGCTTTCTTTAGTTGTGCTACTTGAGCATCACTAAACGCTTCGCCTAATTCTTGTTTTGCATCATCTAAGGTTTTGTGATGCGTTTTTGCATTACCTTTGTAAACATGAAACTCACCATCTACAATTTCAATTTTACCATTGTCATTTGAATAAACAGTAGGACCATGACTTTCATTTGCCATATCTGGATTGTATTCCATATAATCTGCAACTGAGTTAATATAGTCTTTTGCTTTTGTAATTTTAGATTGTACCCATGCTTCTAGTGGATTGCCGTCATCTGATTTGCCTGAAAGGATAGAGGATAACTTCATTGCTTTATCAGCGATAGCTTCTAGTTCGCCACGAGCCATAGAAATTTCATGGTCTTTTTCATCTTGTTCAGCAATAATTTTTGATGCACCATAAAAGTTTTTAAGGTCAGCTGCATACTTGTTTAAATCTGCACCTTTGCCGTCAACTTTCATTACTAAACCTTTTGCATCAATTGTAAAACCTTTTTTTGCTAAATCTGTAGATGCCTTTGCCATTCTGTCCATACTTGTAAAAGTAACAGTCATCTTTTTAAATTCTTTTAAATTAGACACACCTCTTACTTCTGAAAGTGCCTCTCTAAATGTTTTTCTATATCTACTCATGTTCCTCTATCTCTATAATTAGTTCACCATTTCCTTTATGTAAACGGTGATAAGTTTCTTTTTCTATTTCTAACAAATGGCCAGGTTTCATTTCAAATGGTAGTTCATTATCCATTTGAAGTTTCCAGCCGTCACTTTCCAAAACTTTAACAGTTCTGTTTTTAGCATCTCTATGCCAAATTAATTCTTCACTTTCTGCATTATAAAAAGTACGAACAAACTTCTTATCAAATAAATTCAGTTGGTCTTCATATGGTTTTACCAATAGAAGTTACCTCCTCCTGACATACCCAAACTCTTTGCATATCGTGGTAAATTACAAGCCCAATATGCGGCCTTTGTTTTATCTTTTTGCTGGTCACATTTGTGTCTAGCCGCAAAAGATTTTCTGGCCTCTGGATTTTTCAACTTAACTGATAATCCAGTTGTATCGCCCCAAGTGACTTTCTTAATCTTGTCACCATCTTTGACGAATACATAAAACTTTTTAGGTCCACCTCTTTTTGGTTTATTCAAAGGCGGATTCTTTTCTTCTTCTTCAATTGGTATATCTAATGGTACTTTTTCGTTTTCATAAAGACCAAACTCACCAATATCAGTTTCTAATAGTTGTTTATCCCAATCTGAAATCTCAGTTAAAAGGCCGTCATTGTATAACTCTCTAGCCTCTCTAAACAACCTATAAAATTCTTCACTATGTAACCTATAGATATTCTCAGCAAAAGGTATTTTGTTCTCTACATGGTAGTGAACCGATTTACTAATTCTATCCTTATAGTCTGCAAAACTTAACATTATAATTTACCTATCATTTTATTAACGACTTCATCTAGTTTCGCTTTCCACTCGTCTGCATATCGTTGCTTATATTTATCTATTACCTCATCTGAAAGAGCCCATTCTTTTATATCTTTTTCACTTGGTTGTTCTTCTCGTTCTCTTTCAAGGAAACCCTTAATTTTCTTCTTAATTATCTGTTCTCCAGAACCTGCCTTAGCAGGAGTGTAAGTAGGATTCTCATACCCAGCGAAATTAGGCTCACCAGGAGTAACAGTAGAAGTGTGTTTAGCATAATCCTGCCCCATATCTGTAGCTTCAGGTACACAATTAGGCACCTCTTTTCCATTTTTATTCTTCATACCAACTTGTTTATAACCTTTCCAACAAGCGTCAACTAAATCCTGTTTCAACTCACCAAACATTTTCTTAAACTTTTGTGTGTGTGTACTTGGTTTAGTTTTTGCTTTTTTATCTCCAGGTGCTGGGTCGTTATCGTTCTTTGTGGTATCTGTATTTCTAAAATGAGCAGCTCTTTTATCTTTAGTATCTTTAGATAAACTCTTGTAATACTTTTTAGGTTGAGTACCTTTTTGTTTCTTCACATCTCTATCTTGTGGTAAACTATCAGTATGTCCGTATTCTGATTTCTTCTCAGACACGGCCTCAAATCCATAATCTATATCTAAATTAAATTCTCTAATTTCTACTTCTCTATCAGCTGCGATAGGAATACAATCCCAAATCCAACACTTGTGTAAATTATTATTATTATCTTCTAAGACAACATAATTAGTACCTCGTCTAACTACTTTGCCTTCCATATCTTCTTTAACATTATTGACCTTATCACCGATATTAAATATCATTTCTCTAATATAAAGGTCTCTTATTTGATTTTGTTCAAATTCTTCAAGTGAAACAATTGGTCTTGCACCTGTTCCTACTTGCATCTGACCACCAAAACTAGCGGCCAATCTCATACCTTTTCGAACATCTTTCATTAATTTTTCAGCGTCAACCCCACTAGGTAATCCTTTTCTAAAAGATGCTAAATCACCCTTAGTTGCAGCTGCTCTCATCTTACTTGCACTCATACCTACTGCACCCTCAGCGTCAGGATCCCTTTCGCCGGCAGATACAACATTAATCTTATCAAAGTTATAGTAACCATGACGAGATTTTACATCATTATATTTTTTCAGTATTGTGTCAAATTCTCTTACTCTATCACTACCTACTACCATAGTTACTTCTTTGTAACCTTTGTTGTATAAGTTTGTAGCAATATCTAACACCATATTAGTTGTATTGATTTCAATGTTTCTTGCATGAGTTGGAAACATCTTTTTCATATAACCAAGTTTTTGTTGTGGTGTTAATGGATTCTTTTTAGGGTCATTACTTCGACTTAAATAAATTTTGTAGTCGTTAGTAGGTAATGACTTAACTTTATTAATTAATTTTTCATGGCCAATAGTTGGTGGATTAAATCGACCAAAAGTAAATGCAACACTCTTTGCTTCCATGATTGTTTCTTCTTTTTTCAAACTATCTATTTCTGCATCTGTTACTTGGCCATCATCTAAAATCTTTTTACATTTTTTATAGAATTTTAAATAATGGTATTTTTCTAACATCTTATAGATTACATTTTTAGGTAATCTGTTCTTTACACCATAAGTTCTAATTTCATCTGGCGACATATCTTTATCAAATGCAGCTCTTCTATCTGCATCAACACCGTCACCTATTTTTACAATGTCATTAATACTGTCTTCGATTTCTTCTAACTTATCATTAATTTTATCTTGTAAGTTTAGTACATCTTCAGGAGATAATTCTGTAAGTTCATCATAATCAATAATATCTCTTTTTAATTCACCTTTGATAATGTCCATCTCTTGTACTTTTTTATCGAATTCTTTGATATACAAATTAACATCAAATACAAAGTCTTCTGGTCGTTTAACAAACTTGTTACTGTCAATGTCGAAAACTGCGTCTGCCTTTTTATTCTGATTATCATATGTTTCCTTATCAGTAATAAAATAATAATTAATTGGGTGTTCAGAACCTGGAATTAATTTACCTTGTATGTTATCTGGATTAGAAGCAGACAAATATTTTTTAGAAAGTCTTACTCTTTCTTCTTCTTGTTTTTCAGCCGGCACATCAAATAATACATTAATGTCCAAATCAGCGTCATTTCTATACCTTTTCGTTAAGATTGAGCCGATTAAAGATGTTTTGATAATAGGATATTCAGATTCAAACTCTTTTAATTGAGTTTCAATCTGTTGTTTTACACTATCTTTAATCTTAGGATTTTTAGTATCAGCATCATCAAATACCTTAGGCGCATAAGTCCTTCTTGGTATATCAATGATACTTTCTAAAATGTAATCCTTAAATTGTTTCATTATCTTCTCTTTGCTTTTCTTTCTGTAGCCATCCATCTTTTTGCTGTGTATGACTTAATTGGTTGTGTTAATAAACCTCTAACAGATTTACTTACTTTGTTCATTACATTGGTTACTAATTCTTGGTCTGATTTACTGTTATCAATAATAATCATATTACCCACACCAAACAAATTTTGAAACTTACCAATATTTGCTTGAACACCTTTCCATGATTGTGTTGTAATATATTCTGGAACACTTCTTTCTCTTTTTGCATTTCTTTCCAATGCAACTTCTAAACTTGTGTTTACAAATATCATATAACAATCATAACCTAATTCTTTTAACATTCTTACTTGATAAGAAATCTTATCATAATCTCTACCAGTACCATCAATGACTAGACCTAACCTACCTTGTATAGCCAAGTCTTGCATATTACTTGTCGTTGCTTTTGCTCTTGCACGAACCATATCTCTGGATTCTGCTTCATCTTCTGGCATCTTTAATGAAAGTCCAGCCTTTTTAAGACCTCTTTCAAATGCGTTATCTGAGTTAATTTGTTTTAGTCCTGTGCCACCAAATGCGTTTCTTGTAACAAATGTTTTGCCTGAACCAGGACCACCTGCTAAAAAGAAAGCCTTAAAAATATTAGGGTCGTAAAGGCCTTCATTTAAAGTTATGTTTTTTAATTCGTTAAATGACTTCATTTTACTTTCTTAATTATTTCGTTTGCTATTGCTTCAGGTGTACTACCTTCTGCTTTAATATTTATTATTTCATTCTTAAAATAATCTAATAGAGGTCTAGTTTCTTTTTCATAAACAGCTAATCTCTTTTTAATGATTTCAGGTTTATCGTCTTCTCTACCTCTTGCTGTTAATCTTTTAATAACTTCTTCTTCGCTTACTACAAGATTAATAACATGGTCATATTCAATACCTTCTTTTTCCATTCGTTGTGCTTGTTCAACATTACGAGGGAAACCATCAAACACATATCCTTTTTGTGCATCTGGTTTTGAAACTCTTTCTTTAACTGCATTAATAACAATACTTAATGGTGCAAATTGACCTTTTGATAATAAATCTTTTACTCTACGGCCATCTGGTGTATCTTGTTTGGCAAGTTGTCGCATCATATCACCTGTATAGATATGTGGTATATTCAGTTTCTTTGTAATAATTTCTGAATATGTTGACTTGCCTGCACCTGGACCACCAATCATAATTATTTTTGGTCCGTTTATTGCTTCGAAAAAATATTGTTTAAAACTTTTCATCTATTAAACCTGCATAGTTCTTGGAGTATCAAACAATATAATATCAAATGTTGATGACATATTTGTACCTGTTGAAGCAATTGCTCTAACTTCAATATCTGTTTTTTCAAGTAAAGTAAATGGTACTTGATATATTCTTTGATGAAGTCCGCCTGGAACATCCATAACATCTCTTGTTCTAAAAATTAGACCATTACCTGCTTCTCT